TTGTTACGCTCAGATATATACAGTCCTAAAGAGACTGATACATCCATTGGTAAGCCTGACATACTACCAGACACATCACATACAGGAAGAATCCTTTCTGTGCAGTCAGTCATATAATCAGGCATAGCATACCACTGTGCTTCCACTGCGTCAGCGTTATCACCAGCACAAATTGCTTGATACAATTGGTGAGGAAACAATACTGAGGCATTGATCTTAGCATCACCCGATTTCACATCGGTGATATACTGAGTCATCCGGTCACCATCATGCTTGAAGAACGCGTTACGATAACGGTTCATGGCAATAGATGGAACTTTGGAATACTCAATGCTAGACCAGTCACGGTTGCACATCTGAGTTTCTACTACGCGGGTCATTTCCACAAGCATCTGACGAAACTCTTTAGGAGATTTCTTCATGTACTTATGCATGGCGCTAAACCATGGACCTCTGCGCGGAAACCATTTGGCTAGAAGATTCTTGTTCTCAGATTCTTCAAGCTGATACATCAACCAATTAAGGTTGTTGTCATCAGGCTTTTCAATCAAGAACACATCTTTCCAGTAGCCAAACACAGGCGTGTGGATCATAAGCTGATCGGCTACTTCAGGATATGTAGCAACAATGTGCTTCATAACTATCTGAAAGAACCTACGCTCTCCTGCTCCACCTCGGGCATCACGAGACCAGAATAAAATCTTGGCCGCTAACTGTTTATCCTGAGCAAACGCTCTTTCAAATACAGTTATGATGTCCTTCTCAGGCATGTTTCTGCTAGCTCCCGCCAGGAAAAACATATCAACGCAATAATCTAACGATGTAGAGTGTGTTACTGCGTTGTTTGCTGTCACGGCATTATAGCTGCGTGTTGCATTTACAAGTCTACTCATAGTCTTTGTGGTTTAATTGGTTAATAAATATCTTACTCCTCTGCACTCAATTGTAAATACCTTCCCTACGTCTAGGTCCGGGGACGTCATCCTACGAGATTACACCTAGCGACTTAATTGTCTAGCGGTTACCGTTTTTTTTGATATTTACAATTGCTCACCCTTGGAAAGTGAGTTGTGGTGCATTAATAAGGGAGAACCCACCGCCTTTTACAGGCAGTGGGGTTTTGATGACTACAGGATACGGTACCCACTACACGCTACTAAGCGAGCAGGTTCTCCCGGGTTTTGCCTTTCGGCCTCTAGTTTATAGTTTGTAGAGTTGCTGATGTATCCTTTGCATCATTTTCTGGTTCCGTTTTTTTCTTTTATAGCATAGAAGTTTAATTGCGGATGGAACCATTGTGTTTTGAGTGTGTGGGTAAGGAGAACTATCATATAAACCTTACACCACATTTTACACTCAGTATCTGCTAGTTCAGTACTTGTTTACTTTCTTCAACAAGTTCACAGGCCTAGCAACCTGACAGGATTCACTCGAACGGTGTATATCCTATTAACTTCATGCAGTGCAGACACAAATATAATAACTATTTGTGTTTCGTCCTATAAGGACTCATCAGTACACTTTTATATTGTAGGAACAGCCAGTCTAACCATCACCACTGATAGTTAACTGACTGCCCCCATATTTTTTCATGGTGATTTAAAAGGGCAGAGCGCGCATTAAATAGCTAGCTCTGCCTTTTTTGGAATTGTTTCAGCTCTCAGGCACTCACTGGTGTCCTTTCCTGAGTCGTAACTTAGGTTGCATTAAGCTCAACGGACTGAATACCGTCTGTTGCAAAATGTACTTGTCTATTACCGACATCCGATTCCCTCAACGTTCTCGGCGCCGAGTTTACGTATATACTTTTTTGAATGTTTAACTGGTTTCTCAAGCTAACCTGCCTATAGCTTAATAAGAATCTTTAAAAGTTCTTGCCCATAATGTGATAGGAGGAATATGCTACGATTCTTTTTTTGTATTGCTTGTGCTTTTTCAAAACTTTTAGAGGATCTGTGGCCTCTCTTCCTTAACTTATAACGGTCTTGCATAATGGTAAGCCCCATAGATGAACATAAGAATAAGAATAGAAGCTATAGCATCAATTCTTACTATATCTGTTTCCATCTTGTCATTACCTTTAATAACCACTTTGAATATAAGGGAAAGACAACCTAATATGATCAGTGCTGCAAACATTTTTGCTTGAAAGCCAAATATACCAACAATGGCCCACACAAGGTATATAAGATTAATGTATTTAAGTTCTTTGCTTGCTGTCTTTACATTTAACTTTTCAGGGTATATAAAAATATAAGCTTCATAAGTTATAAAGAACAAAGCGAGCGTGTAAAATAATGTACTCATTTCTTAATTGTTTTAATGATTTACTAATGGGATGGTATCTAAGAACAGTCTTTACTGTGACGCTTTAAACGTTTGCCCCTGCTGAGATTACACAGAGGACTAGAATTTCAGTGGTTTTCCCTTGCAAAACTTGCTCAGATCTTACTCTTGATAAAAGGGCAGCCGCCACACCTGTCTTGGCAGACGTTACGGTGGGAGATCCTTGTTTTAAGTGAGTTCAGAGATTACTCCCTTGGTCTGCGATCACTAGTAGTGTTAGAGAGTCTACTAACTCTATGAGTATCTCTTACTCAATTTCATAACAGCTGTGCAGGAGTGTCTTAATCGTACTGCCATGAAGAGACTTGCCTCTGTCTCTCACTGTTTTCAATGTTTGTGCTGCCTGACTCCCTTATCGGGTTCTGAGGAACGTCCTCAACGTGTGTTAGCGCACACTTCTGTTTGTTTTGGTTACATAGATGTTGGGTATGCCTCAATCATTAGGTCATGAGGACTTGTTAATATAGCTGTTAAGGTTCTTGTACTTCTCCCCTGTCATATGTATCCTGAGGAAGCTGAGCTTCATTCAAGCTAGCATAGTATTCCTGTTCTTCTAGATATAACTCTATAAAATAAGAGTCAGGCATATCTTTGAGCGGGTGGTTCTTCATCACCATCTCTTGCTTGAATTGATATAAGTCTTTCATTTTTCCCATACTATTTATAAATTTTGTGTAAGCCATTAATCATTACCACTGTATCATGTACAATTAAGAAATCATCTTTGGCTTTTGCAACTAATTGCATAAACTTCTTATGATCATAATCTTTTACACTTCTAGCAAAGGTAATATAAGCTAACATGAACTTACTGTTATCTGTATTGAACAGAGATGTAACATCAATTAAATTCTTTGTTATTGTGTCAGCATCTGAGCAGTTAATCTTAAACTTGCCACTTTTAATACCACCTGTTGTACCATTTAATATCTTAGAAGATACTGTATAGTTAAAACCTGTGGTTAAATGATGGACTTTCAATAACTTATAGTCTTCCTTACCTGGCATATAGCAGTAAGCGTCTACATAGTTATCTATTCTCCACATTTGTACGCAGTTATTGAGAGCAGCCATAGTATCAATAATATGTACCATGTCATCACTTTCAAATACTTTACATTCTATTTCTTTATGATCAGCTTTAAGTAATGCTGATACCATGTTCTGACCATCTACTAGGTAATAGTCAAGTTTACCAAATAATTTAGTTTTAACAACAACGGGTGTTCTGAGTATGTTAAATTTTACCATGGAGTTTAACAATGAGGTTACATGTTTGAGATCAATACTTCTGTTAAAAGGTAAGAACTTGAGCATACTTACATTTAAGATTTCAATTTTTGCATTTTTTAATTTCATCTTGAATTGGTTTTAGGGATTAATACTTGGGTGAATTAGGAACTAATGAGACTCGTTAAAGATCTCATTAGTAACTTGCATTTTGCCAACTTCTTTACCTACGTGGTAGATATTGGCAATCTTAGATCTAATATAAGCTTCAGCTTTTGGGTTGGTGTTTATCAACACTGCTGCTACTATAATAGAGTCAATAAGTTTTTCAACTGCTTCGTCATACTCTTTCATACTTTAAATGGTTTAGAGGGTTAATGTTTGGGTGAATTACAGAGCGGCGGTTGCTCTTCCTCCTTTAATACTATTAGAGGTAGTCCATATGATGTTAATAGGAATAAAGGAAGAGATAGATCTCTACTAAGTAGTAGATAGTATTCATGTTGTTCTATGAGCGTGTAAAGCTCGTCATCTTGTATAGCCATATAGTGCGTGAAAACACTCAGAGTGTTTATTTTAGGGTTAGACTTAAGTAAAGGTTAGTAGGGATGTTTGACACTCACACTGATACTCAAGCACTTACGTATTATTTTTCCTAAAAACGCTTGTGTGTCAACTGTTGCTAAGAAAAAAAATAGGGAAAGACCTTAGATCTTTCCCCATTAATCGCTATTAGAGCTGACCTGTGCTATTTAAAGCTATCAAGACCAGCTGGATCAGCTACCGGAGCTGAATTACCTAATAAACTTGCTACGCTAGCACGTGCTAACTCCTGTCCGAAGTTACCACCATACTGTTTAGCTAAACTTGCTGCTTGTTCAAATGCAGACATATCAGGCACTACCTTGCCTTTCTCAGTGATCACTAATGTACCGGTGTTACCGATGCAACGTGTTGTGAACCAAAGACTTGTACCGTCTTCTGACTCTCTGTAGTTATCACCTTGAGCAGCTTTGTATGCTTCTACTTGTGAATCTGTTCCTGTTGCAGTATATACGAATACTGTGTTTCCATTCTTACTCTTGTAAGATCTTGTCAATTTTACTTTCATGTTGTTTTTGTTTTTTGGGTTTAACACTATTTATTTATAACTTGCTCATTATCAACTATCTCACACTAGTCAATGCTAAGCAGGTACAAGGAAAGGCCTGGTATAATAGAGCGTAGGAAGGACGAGCGGAGCGAGTCCGTGAGGGGAGGAAAGAAGAGCGGAGCGGAGCGGAGCGCTACGTTTAGCTGTTTAATTGGGTAATTGTGTAACTTGTTTACTCAGTGAGGTGTGGCAAATATGCGGTATAATACCGGGTTAATAGCATATTCACTCAGTGAAAGTATAGTTTGGGCCTATTTAAGGCGCTTATTATCTCCTTTACCATTACGTGCACGGTTAGAAGAGCGTGTTTCTTTTACTAATTTGCCGGCCTTAGTATGAGACAGATCTTTACCATCTCCGTATCCCCCATTGGCCCTATTAACTTTATTGAGACCCTCGCGGTAATTCTTTCTTTCCTCCGTTGAATGATACTGTTTATTATATGCATTCTTCTTAGCTCTTGCTTCTGGGTGTGATGCAAAGTATTTAGCTGATTCTGATTTACCGGTGGATGTGCCGGCTAACTTGTTGCGAGTAGATTTTGCCATGGTGTATAGTATACATATATATATGTATGACAAATGTAATAAGAATAATTAATATAAAAAAGAGAGTGTGTGTGAGTTAAGACTTGGGGAGAGGATGATAGTAAACTTGTTCTGCCCACACAACTCGCCTGGTATAATATTCCGTTTAGCAGGGAGGAGGACGGAACGCAGTGGAGTCCGTGAGCGGAAGAAAAAAAAAGACAGCCTAAGCTGTCTTCTCTTTGTCATGGACTATCTATTCGCAACGTGTTCGCGAGACCCGCCTAGAACAGGATTATAAGCCCTGTGTGGATTACTGCCCACTAGCCCAATGCTTTGACTTCTATTGTACTCTAGACTATGATAGGTTATATCTTAGCGGTCGTGAGCATACTATAGTTTTCACAAGTTATTTAAGCCTGCTAGTCAATGTAATCAGATTAGCTTGCGAAGCTGTAGGCCTAGCCTATCTGATTAAGGTGATACCCCTGAAGGGTTCAAGGCAAGCGTTACTCGCTGTTATGCTACTCTAGGGTAGACACCTTGTAATCCCCTGAGGGCTAAGCATTACTGCTCAGCCTCAGGTTCGTTGGAGTTACCCAACAACTTGGCAACGCTAGCTTTCGCTAACTGCTCGCCAAAGTTCCCGCCAAACTGCTTGGCTAAGGACGCGGCCTGCTCAAACGCAGACATATCGGGCACGATTTTGCCCTTGCTAGTAATAACTAGCGTGCCACGCTCGCCAATACAGCGAGTGGTGAACCACAACGGCGTACCGTCCGCTTCCTCGCGGTAGTAATCGCCTGACGCAGTCTTGTAAGACTCAACGTCTGCTTGGTTAGCACTTACACTGTAAACAAATACAGTGTTCCCTTTGTCGCTCTTGTAAGAACGCTTTAAACTTACCTTTATCATAGTGATATGGATTAGGTGTTACAGTCAATAGCAACTGCAGGTACAAGGACAGGTCTGGTATAATAGGGAAGGAAAGAGGGAAGGGAAAAGCCGGAGCGGAGCGGAGGCGAGAAGAAAAGACTAGGGATTACTCCCCAGTCTGATTCTCTGCTGCATTAAGCTGTCCTTCAATGAATGATTGCAGGTGATTTTGAAGTTCTGTTAATGCATCTCTGCCAGCTCTTAAATTCCAATACATAGAAATATCATCATCATCATCATCATTATCTAATGATTTGTCTATCTCTACATTGTATTTTGTAATTCTTGTGTCAATCATCTTAATGATTGCTAGTACTGTTGTTGTGTCCATTGTTTTAAGTTTTAAAGATTAATAATAAATACTCAGAGCCCCGGCAGTGGCAAACGCATATTAAGTCCTTACGGTCCTTATGCTCTAGTTGCTATCCTCCGGTTTCAGACTCTGAGTAAATTTGTAGTTATGGAAGACCCATAAAGTGCCCAGCTATTGAACCGACCAATACCTGTAACTCTCTAACGGGCCTATCATATAACTCATCAAACTCTTTTGTAGTAAGAGGAGGAACATGATTGTGTTGCAGTATGCTAGCAATATTGTATATTGCATATACTTTTTCCTGTGCTTCAGGACTTAGCGTGAGATAAACAATCTCATTAAATGGTTGTGCCATGGCGAATTGGTTTAAGTTAATACTAGTGACAAGGAAAGGCTTGATATAATATGACCACAAGGTGAGAGCGAGCGGAGCGAGCCTTGAGCGCGTGTGTGAGGATGATAGTAAAACCACTTACCTCTGCGTTTAAGTAACGCTTACTTGTGCCGTTGTTATACGTTACGGCAAGGACGCGCACGATTTGTTCCTGGAACAATTCAGTGCTAATGGTAGTTGTGATCATAGCAGTGACAAGGAAAGGCCCAGGTATAATACTAGACAGCTAGTTGATAGGAACGAAGCGGAGCGGAGTGACGTGGGAAAAGATAAAGCCCCGAAGGGCTATATCACTAGAAGGGTAATTCATCGGCTTCAGAGCTTCTCATTTCAATGAAGTCTTGTCTTCTCTCAAGATCCGCTTTGTAAGCTAAGAATATCTCAGCTTCTTTCCAGTCAACGTGTTCTCCATCAAGAGTGATATCCCAGAATTGATATCTACCTCTAATGCCTACGTAATGTAGATTAACTGCATGTTGTAGAGCTGCATCATATAGATGAAACTCAATAACCTTTAATGACTCTGGATGTTGTGATGATCTGTAACGTAATGTATACATGGCTATAGTACCTATTGGTTAGTAGGCAAGCTCTGGAAGTTTTGCCGGGGGCCTGTTATAATAGACCCCCCTCAAACTAATACACATATGATTTTCATATACCACTCAAACTAACACTCATCTTGTTTTTTTATACTCCAAAATTTTTTTATTAAAAAGCGTTGTGTATATTTGTACTTCATATAGAGATTCTCTATTGTTTGCTTGATTTTTTTTCTACAATAATCCCTGGATAATTCTGGGGATTTTTGTTTATGTCTCTTATAGTGTGTATATTAGCAAAAAAAATTATTATGGTTTTAAGATTTGGATCTACTGGTGAGCATGTAAAGCAGTTACAGAAATTTTTAAATGTTAAAGATGATGGTATCTTTGGTTCAGGTACTGAGCTTAAGGTTAGGGCTTGGCAATTAACCCACGGGTTAACGCCGGATGGGATTGTTGGTACTGATACTATGACTAAGATGGGGTACATCACAACGGACTTGTCTGAAAAGAAAGAGTCTTCTCTTGAAATTAAGAGATTACATCTTCCTACTGGTGAGTATCTAGCTGGGCCTACTAAGAAAGAGTGGTTGTTTCTACATCATACTGCCGGCTGGCATGATCCTTTTAATACTATTACTCAATGGGGTAAAGATACTCGTGGTCCTGTAGCAACTGAGTTTGTTCTAGGCGGTCAGTCTATTAAAGGTGATGAAGTTAAGTCTGATGGAGTTATCGTGCAGTCATTTCCTCGTAGTGGTTATGCCTGGCATCTAGGTACTGGTAATAATGTTATGCATAAAAACTCAATTGGTATTGAAGTGTGTAACTTTGGTCAGCTTACTAAAGGTGGTTACAAGAAGGATGGCAGATGGATTGCTTTAAAACCAAACTCGTTTTATACTTACGTGGGTGTTGAAGCTGCTCCTGAACAAGTTGTTAGATTAAGTAAAGCTTTCCGTGGGTATGAGTTCTGGCATAGATACTCTAATAAACAAATTGAGAATCTTAAAAAGCTTATCTTGTTTATAGGAGAACGTGATGGGATTGATGTTAGAAAAGGACTACCTGAGTTGATTAGGTCGGCTGGTGCTCATAAAGCTTTTGATACATGTGATGAGACAATGTGCGCAAAAACTAAAGGTCTATGGACTCACACTAATGTTCAGAAAGGTAAAGTTGATATGTTCCCGCAACAAGAACTTATTGATATGCTTGTAAGTTATTAAAATAATTTTGCTTATTCATAAATAAAATAGTATATTGTAGCATGGCTGAATTAATTATGACTGAATTATCAGAACAAGGTACACTAGGTACAGGTAGTATAACATTATATACTTGTCCAATAGCTACAGGATCTAGATTAAATCTTAAGTTTAATAATCCTGCTGCTAATACGGTTAGTCTTAAAAGATATGATAATCTGCAAGCTATAACAACTACCGTATATACTTTCAACTTAGCTGCTGGTGATGTAGTTATTGACAATAATAATTACTACTTAAGACCTGGTGATTATATAGCTATTGACAATTCAGTTGCTGGAACTAATTATGTAATACAAGTATTTGAATTCAGATAATGCAATTAATAGATAACGCAGGTAATGTATACGGGGAACACAATGTACAAATCATTGGTTCAAATGGTAAACCCAAAACCGCTAGTACTGGAGGTGGAGCACCAACTGGTCCTGCCGGCGGTGATTTGTCTGGATCTTATCCTAACCCTGGAGTCAACTGGTCATTAGGTTCTCCTGTATATGATCTTTTGTATTATCCTCTCTCTACTAACCCAGCTGGTTATCTTACTTCAGGTGCACTAAGTGGATATCTTACATCTGCCACAGCAGCCTTAACTTATTATCCTTTAACTAATCCATCAGGTTATATATCAGGTATTACTGGATTAGATGTTACAACTGCTTTAGGATTTACACCTTATGATGCTGCTAACCCAGCAGGATATATATCTGGAATAACTTCCGGAGATGTGACTACTGCTTTAGGTTATACTCCAGTTAATAAAGCTGGAGATACAATGACTGGATCATTAATCTTAAATGCAGATCCTTCTTTTGCACTAGGTGCAGCAACTAAACAATATGTAGATAACATAGCCGCTGGCATCAACTTCCATAGCCCTGTTCATGCAGCCACTACTGCAAACTTGGTAGCTACTTACTTCAATGGAGTAGCTGGAGTTGGTGCAACTCTTACTGCCACATCCAACGGTGCTCTAGTAGTAGATAGTCAGCCAATGGTTAATACTGAAAGAGTCTTAGTTTGGCAACAGTCTTCAGGAATAGAAAATGGTATCTATGATGTCTTTGATGCAGGTAGTCCTACCACACCTTTTATACTTAAGAGATCTACAGATTCTGATAATAATCCCACAGGAGAAATAGCTTATGGAGATTTTACTCTAACAATTACTGGGGTATTATATGGAGGTTTTGGTTTTATAATGAATACCCCAGGTACTATAACTGTAGGTGTAACTAATATATCTTATGTTCAATATAACATTGCTCAGGCTGTAATTGCCGGATATGGTTTACAAGAATTAACACCTAATGTTTTATCAGTAGATAGTTCTGTCATTGCTACTGTAGCAAGTTTATCTAGTTATTTAACTACAGCTGCTGCAGCTCTTACTTATTTTCCAATACCAACAGGTACTATTAGTGAGTATCTAAGAGGAGATGGATCTCTTGCAACATTTCCTAGTATTCCTTCTATTACTCCATCAGCTCTTACTAAAGTAGATGATACTAATGTTACACTTACACTAGGAGGTACTCCAGCTAGTGCACTATTGCAGGCTGTAAGTTTAACTCTTGGTTGGACAGGAACTTTGGCAGATGCAAGAATAGCATCAGCTGCTACATGGAATGCTAAACAAAATGCTTTAACTTTTGGTAACTTAACAGATGTAGGTGTAGATGGTATTACAGTAACAGGTGGTACAGGTGCAGTAATAGGTAGTGGAGTAAACATAGCTCAAACAGCATCTAGCTCATTAGCCAATGGGTATCTATCTTCTACTGACTGGTCTACTTTTAATGATAAATCTAGATTACAATATAATAATAGTACAATTGCTCAAGCAATTACTGCAGCAACAGTAACTTACTTAACAGGTTCTAATATTTCTACTGCTAACATTAAAGCTGGTACAGTTGTAACTTGGAACATATCTGTTTCAAAAACAGCATCAGGTGTACAAGCTCCAGCATTTACTGTAAGATTTGGAACTGCTGCAACAACAGCAGATGCGACAATATTATCTTTTACAGGTGCTGCTCAATCTGCAGCTATAGATACAGGAATGTTTACTATTCAGTGTACATTTAGAACTGTTGGTGCTGGTACTTCTGCAATTTTAGTTGGTCATTACTCTCTTATACATCAACTAGATCAAACCGGTTTGTCAGTAGGTGGAGGTGGTGCTTTTGCAACATCTTCAGGTTTTAACTCAACAACAGCTAATGCTTTTTTAGGAATAACTGTAAATAACGGAACAGCATCAGTATGGACAGTAAATCAAGTAAATGTCAAAATAGAAAATATATTGTAATATAAAAATATATTTGTATATTTATAACTTTATTTGTATATTGTGTTATGGATGTTGTAAATTTTGATGGCTTAAAAGCCCAAGATAAAATCATAGACCCGGCAGATGTTGATCCCAATGAGGATTACTTCCTGATCGGCAAGTACACTAATCACTATAGGACTAATAGCATGAAGGCTACTAACTATCCTATCTATGCTATTAAAGCTGGTGATGTAATGGGAGGTGGTCTTGGTGTTCAATCTGTAACAGGTTTAAATACAGATAATACAGATCCTCAAAATCCTATTGTTCAAATATCAGTAGATGGTACAACTATAACTGGTGATGGTACTCCAGGAAGTCCTTTAGTTGCATCTATACCTAAAATAACACCTACTTTACAAGAAGTACTTGATAATAATCATGACTTATTATTTGGTAATAACTTCCAAGGAACAAACGCTGGAGTTGGAAACACAGGAGTAACTGTAATCGCTATTGGAAATGCCGCAGCTTTTCAAAACACAGGAGTATCTGTGAATGCTATTGGTAATAGTGCAGCTTTTCAAAACACAGGAAATGCTCTTAATGCTATTGGAAATGAAGCAGCAAGAGATAACACAGGAGATTATGTTAATAGTATTGGTAGTCAGTCAGCAAAAAGTAACACAGGTGATTATGTAAATGCTTTGGGTCTTAATGCTGCTAGTAGTAATACAGGTAATTATATTAATGCGTTTGGTCTTAATGCAGCTGATCTTAATACAGGAGATAATGTAATAGCACTTGGAACAAATGCTGGTGTAGCAAATCCTTTATCTGGTATGTTTATTATATCAAATAGTGAATTACCTTCTTATGCAGACCATGCAGCAGCTGTTGCAGCAATTAGTCCAACAGGTATACCAAATAATACTTATATTTATCATAATCAAGCAACTATGTCAATAGGAGCAGTAAGACTTTAATTAATAATTAAAAACATAAAAACATGCAAGAATTCAAATTACCCAAAGTGTTTAACTGGCAGACTGCTAGTGATAAAATTAATAAAACAGCATATTACAGTCACTCTTTAGTTGATGGAAATGTTATCACTGTTAATACCCTTAAAGGTATTATTGAGATAGATGCTATAGAAACTGTTGGTGGTGCAGATCCAGCTTTTGATGGAGCTGTTCAAATTTATATTAATAACCCAAGTCTTAATTTGACTGCGGCTAATAAAGATAACATCTATGTACAACTTACACCATATTATAAACCAGCAATAAGTGATAAAGCTATTCCTTATATTCTTGCCAATGGTGTATTAATACCAAATGGTTTAGGTGTTGAAGTATATAACGCAAGTCCTGCTCCAGCAGCAGCTGATCAATGGGAAGGTGCATTCTATATGTACTATGAAATTTATACAATTAAGTAATGGACATAGTTAAGATCCAATCACTTATTGCTCAAGGTAGAGTAGTAAGTATTACTGATATAGATCCTACACAAGCTTTTGTGCAGATTGGTATTTATCATCCTGATAACAGGAAAGTTGGATCAGCTAATAATACTTATCCTCCTTTTGTAATTCCTTTAAGTGAACTTGGAGGTGGTGGTGGAAGTAATGTACCTAATGCAATTACTGTAACAGTTGATTTAAACACAACATTACCTCAAGTATTTACTTTTCCTAATACCAGGAACAGTAGATGTTCATATCATGGTTTACAAAATAAGTTAATAAAATAAAAATGGACATAGTTAAAATACAATCATTAATTGCACAGGGTAGGGTAGTGGAAGCAGCTGATATAAATGCTGATGAAACATTCTTACAAGTAGGAGTATACCAACCAAACAACAGAAGAGTAGGTTCAGGTGATGCTAATACTTATCCACCTTTTGTTATTTCTTTATCTGATCTTATAAATACAGGATATTATTCTATAGAAGATGAAGGAATAAGTCTTCCAAAACAGCATGTTATAAATTTTGTAGGGACAGGTGTTACTGCTACTGATGATCCTTTAAATAATCAAACTACAATAACTATTCCTGGAGTGTCTCCAACAGTATCTGGTTTATATGCTCAAACTGCTAATTCAATACCTATAACAAATACTACCTCAGAATTAACCTTACTTGATGGTGGTGTAGGAACATTAACTATTCCTTCTAATAGTTTTCAAGTAGGTGATAGTTTTCAAGCTAATCTTAGTGGTCATATTAATTCTAAAAATAATGATAAACTTAGGATAAGAATTAAAACAACAACAGGTATATTACTAGCTGATACAAATGATGTTATTATGCCAAGTTGTACTAATCAACACTGGGATTTAAAAATAAACTTTACAGTAAGATCATTAGGTGTTGCTGGAGTAGCAAGCATTGCATCTACAGCTATGTTTACATTTACAAAAGATGCTAGCAATGCTTTTGAAGGAGAAAATGTAAGTATTATAAATAATACTACCTTTGATACAACTACTAATAATACTTTAAATGTAACAGCACAATGGAATAGTGCAGATCCTTTAAACAGTATATATACAGAATTATTTACTTTATTTAAAACATATTAAAATTATACACAATGTCAATAGGAAATTTAAAAGATCAAGGTAACAAGGGTAATAACTTCCCATACCAAATAAAAACATTACAGTTATTAGGTGCTATCAATGATAGCATTGCAGCTCTACCTGGTGTAGACTATGAAACTAGAACTACAACTTATCAAGCTACTTGTACAGTTTGTGGTACAGGATATTCTACAGGTGATATTATTGTAAGATATGATATCATAGATGTAGCTACCTCATCATTATCAGCTACTGTATGGTTCAATCAAACTTTACAAACTACACTACCACTTGTTAACTACAGCTATCACAGGTGTAGCAGCAACTGATGTAATTGTAGCACCAGGTGCTGGGTTATTTAATTACATCACCCAAATACTAGTTACTAACTCTGATGCTACAGCTGGAACAGTTGTTACATTACAAGATGATACAGGCTTTCCTATATATTCTGGTTATGCTGGCCCTGCTGGTGGTGGTTTCTCAGTAAGTCTACCTACTCCAATAAAAATGCCTTCAGCTAATACAAAATTACAAGCTATTTGTAGTATAGCTGCAAATGTTTATGTATCTGCTTCTGGTTATAAAGCTGCATAATTATGGGATCTATACTACTAATGGGAGCTGGTCTTCAGACTACAGTAACTGGACCAACTTATGACCCAGATGCTCAACTATTCTTTAATGCTGAAAGTGCAGCAGGAGTAACTCTTACTACTACTCAAAAAGATGCAGTTAATCAATGGGTAGTAGATAGCAAAGCAGCTAATATTTGGACTAAATTTAAAGCTATTTATCCAATGGTAGGTGGAACTGCAACCTCTCATAAATTCAACCTTAAAAATCCTTTAGATACCAATGCTGCATTTAGATTAGCTTTTAACGGTGGATGGACACATAGTTCCAATGGTGCTTTACCAAATGGTACAAATGCTTATGCAAGTACATTCTTAATACCAAATACTGTTTTTGGTAGTGGTTATGCAGCTATTGGTATTTATATAAACCAAGCCTTAACAGTCGGTGGGGCAAGACCTATGGGTTCAACAAATATGGATATTTTGGTAAATACTACTTTTGTTAGGGGTGCAAATAAGGCTTCTACAAATACAACTGTTACTGCTACGCTATCTATGGATGGTTTTATTGTAAATTCAAGAGTAGGTGCAGCAGATACTTACATAATGAATAGAAATAGAACATTTGTATCAAGTGCAACAACAGCAGTAGCTACTTATGCAACAACAGATATTGTTTTAGGTGCAACTAATAGTAATGGCACAATAGGTAGTTATTCAACAGGGAATATTGCATTTGCTTTTTGTAGTGATTTTCTAACACAAAATGAATCTTTATTGCTTTATCAAATTACAGAAAAATACCAAGTAGCTTTAAGTAGAAGTATATATCCTGCTCAATCTTTTTATTACAATCCTGCATACAACAATGAAACTAATGCTTTCTTATTTAGTACACAGATAACAGATACTACTATTCAAACTGCTACTAATACTTTAGTTAGTGATTTAAAGACTGCTAATATCTTTACTAAGATGAAAGCTATCTACCCTATGGTTGGTGGAACTGCTACTACTTGTAAGTTTAATTTAGTTAATGCACAAGATACTAATGAAGCATTTAGATTAGTGTTTAGTGGTGGTGGTACGTTTAGTGCAAATGGATATTTACCAAATGGTACAAATGCTTTTGCAAATACTTTTTTAAATCCATCAACCCAATTAACAGCAACATCAACTCATTTAAGTTACTATTCAAGAACTGCAACTCCAGTTGGTGCAACTATAGAAATTGGTGTTAGTAATGGAGGTGCAAGTTATCTTCATTTAAGAGCTGCTGCTAATTTTATAGCAGGAAGCACCACTGTAATAGTACCTTTTACATCAACACTTAATGCTCAAGGTTTTTGGGTAGGTAGTAAAAGAAGTAATACTGATAGAGAAGTTTATAAAAATGGAATTTCAGAAACAACCTCAGTTGTAAGTGATACAGCAGCCTATGTTAATGTTAATATGTATTTAGGTGCTGGAAATATGTTGGGTACTACAGCTAATTATTCAAATAAACAATGTGCTTTTGCATCAATAGGAGATGGATTAACAGATGCAGAAGCCTTAGCACTATACAATGCAGTTAATGCCTTCCAAGTAACCTTAGCTAGAAATGTTTAAAAAATATAAATTATGAAACTAACAGATATAACAAGAGCAGAATATACTACTTATGTAGGACTTCTAACAGTAGAACAAAAATTATTATATGGATGCAACTGAAATAACCTTTGGAGCCAAAGATGTAGCAGCAATTATAGTTGCTGTTATAAGTATCTTGGGCTTTCTATATGCTCTTAAAAGGAATGCTGATAAAGCAACTGAAAATGCAGCAACAATAAAAAAAGATCTTGAAGACTTTAAGGCTTCTACAAATGAGAAGTTTGTACATGGTAAGAACTCTAAAAAAGCTAATATTCAATATATTATGGATGCAATGCAGAAAAACAAAGATGATGTTGAGAAAAAAGAATCTCAGATCTACACTAGAATTAGTGAGTTAAAAAAAGAACAACAAGATGCTCATGAAAAGCTTTGGTTAAAGCTAGACACTGTAGAAACAATGCAGAGAGATATGAGCACTTCCCTGGCTGAATTAACAGGATACTTAAAAGCTAAAAAAGAAATATGAAGACCTTAAAAAATTACTACAAGCCCACTCCTAAGAAATGGAGAAAACTAGGTGATGCTTTATTAGCATGTGCCGGCCTAATAGGTGGTGGTGGTATCCTAGCCTATGATCAGTTAAAAGATATCTACACTCCTAAAGAACTGAAGATGTTTATAGGAGCAGCTTTGGTAGTAGGTATAGCTGGTAAATTCTTAACTAACTTTTTCACAGATGAAAAACCTGAGTAAATTACTACTAATCCTAACAATGTTTAGTAGTTGTGTGCTTACTAAAAAGCAGAAGAACAACTTCTTAGCTAAGTACTGTGAGAGAAAAGATAGCATAGTCTATATCAAGAAAGACTCTATAGTCCTTAAGGATACTACTATATATATTCCCACTATTGTAAACACACCAATTTATTTAGAAAATCCATGCAAGTTATTATGTGATTCATTGGGTAATCTTAAACCTTTTATTAAGACTGGTAAAAAAAATGGCTTAAAAAGCACTATTAAGTCAGTAGGAAATGTACTAGTAGTAGAGTGTGAAACAGACTCCTTAAAAGCAAAGATCCAATATCTTGAACATCATATCATAGATATAGAGAAAAGTCATACTGAGAATACAGTACAAAAGCCTTGTGAACTTGAGCATAGAACAAAGTTTGATGGATTTACCTGGTGGTGGTTTTGGATTACTGCAGGTATATTAGCTCTGTGGATCTTAATCAAATTAGGTAAAAGTTACCTTAAAGCCTATTTACCCTTCCTGAAATAAATTTTGTAAGTTTAAACTTTTTATATTATATTTGTATAAGTTTAATATTTAAAAAGTTTATTATGTCAGAAACAACCAACATGGATCCGCAAGACCTGCGTGAGCCTACCCCAGAAGAAATCAAACAAATGCGCACTAACATGCAGGCGTATTACAAGGAGCAACTACCTTTAGTAAAAATTCAAGCTGAGTATGAGAAATACCTAGCTGATATTGAAGAAGCAAGAGCTCGTAGAATTAGTATGAATATCAGAATTGCTCAAATGATGACACCTCCACAACAAACAAGTCAGAATGGATTTGGATGACATAATTAGATATCAATTGATCACTCACTGCTATATTAACCATATAGCCTTGAGTGAGCTTGATCTTGATTGCTTAATAAGTCTTGGTAAAATGGGTGAATCAGAACTCACAGAATTTTGTTCAATAATGGCAGAGAAGAGACTTGAAGAAAAATTAAAGACTTGGAAGCCTTCTAGACCTAATGAGAGAAAACCAGACCCTTCTCCACAAACAATAAGGAATGTCCTTATTAAAGTTGAGAAAGATAAGCTTCTTGTAAAAGCTGGTAAAGGACGTAAGAAGATAAGTCTTAATCCAGATTTAAAGATTCAGATAAATGGTTCTGTATTGTTAAACTATAAAATTGTGTACGTTGAACCCCAAGAAGCCTAAAGATTTATATGCTCCCGTTGCTAATGAGCTTAACATAACTGAGAAATTTGTAGCAGAGCTTATAGAATACTACTGGAAAGATGTGAAGCAAGCCATGCTTAAAGGTCTTAGTCCTAATATTATACTAGAAGGTCTTGGTACATTTAAAGCTAAACCCTGGAGATTACCTGACACAATAGCCAAGTATGAGAGAATTCACAACAAATATAAAACTCTTACAGATGACCCAGAGACTGCGTCTTTTCAGAAATTTACAATACTCAAAGAGACAGAGCAAAGATTAAACATACTCAATGAACTACAAGTAAAAATAAATCAAGAAAGTGAAAAACAAAAACAAATAAAACATAAACGCTATGTGGAAAAAACTCAAAAAGATATGGGAGAACAGAGCTCAGATATGGGAGGGCTTTTGGAACAGAATGATATACAAGAAAATGATTGAAGAAGAAGCTACAAGAAGATTGGCTATCTGTGAAGACTGCGGCCTTTTTGATAATAAAGGTGATAGCTGTATGGTACCAGGAACAGCGCCTTGTTGTTCAGCTTGTGGATGTTGCTTAGCATTTAAAGTAAGATCACTTGCTGCAGAATGTGCACATCCTAATGGGCCCAAGTGGAGAGCTGTATTATCAGAAGAAGAACAAGACAGAATCTATGATTCAATAAAGTATGATCCTTATTCACCAACTAAAAAAGATTAATGATGACCGGCTTGCCACCAAATAGAGCAAGTATTGAAAAAGTTGAAAAGGAAACGTCTACTTTTCTTAAAGATGCTCAAATAAATGTATTTGCAGAAGAACACATGAAAAATGTTATAGATGAGCTAGATAAAACAGGAGAGCTTCCTTATCATATTAAGCCTGCTAATGCTTTAAAAAGAACAGAGGAAGAAAAAGATGAAATAAGAATGGAAAGACTTATGGATCCAGCTCTAAAAAAGATTGATGAAGAAAGAGGTAGAGATGTATTTCACAGTCTTTATATAAAATTAACTGAAGAAGATAAAGAAAAATTAGAGTATAAACCAACAAATCAAGATGAAGAACTTTCTCACAAATGGTATTATAATCATGTTTTAAAAGATCAACCCAATCAAACAATAACTCATAATGGCAGTAACATTTAAAGCAGAGGATCATAAGTATGAGAGCTTAGATCCTAATGACCGTATAACATGGTTGAGTGTCACAACATTTGTTGGACAGTTTAAACAGAAGTTTGATATGATCAACGTGAATCAGATTTACTTAGCATTGATACAATTCAGAGACAAGGTGTAGCAATACCTATTATCAAACCTATTTATGATAATGGTGTAAAACATTCACCGTCTCAAAAACTTACAGAGGGGATTTATCCAGAACATTTTGTATATTTGAAATCAGTAGGTCTATGTGGTCAGTCAGATAGAGTTGAAGTAGTAAAAGATACTGTGGACATAATTGATTATAAAACAAATAAAGAGATTAAAAAAGAATCCTTTAAGAGCTGGGAAGGCATCTCTAAGAAGATGACGGGTCCATGCGCTCATTTAGATGATTGCAACTTTAATCATTATGCTTTACAGTTAAGTGCTTATATGTACATGATCTTAAAACATAATCCTAATTACAAACCAGGTAAGATGATGTTACACCATGTAATTTTTGAAAAGGATGGTGAAGACAAATTTGGTAATCCCATACTGCGCAAGGATGCTAATAATGAACCTGTTGTAAAAACAGTTGTGCCTTATGAAACACCTTATTTAAAAAGAGAGATTATTAACATGATAAACTATATTCAAGAACAGAAAAAATGAGCAATGATCCTTATGAACACAGAGAGTTATTTTGTAACAATGTAAAAATGAACAAGAAAAAAAGAATTAAAATAGATTTTCAGATTTACCCAGGGTTGTGCTTGGGTGTCTCATTTCCAATGGATCATTATGTAGATATGACTATCTGCATTTTATGCATTGGTATTCACTTTAAATGGAGAAAGACATGACATTAAAATTTTTTGATATAGTGAATGGACAAGTGGTTATAAATCATAATTGTTTATCAATACCGGAACTTAAAGCTGTACATGATGCTTATGAGAATCCTATTCCAGCATTTAACTTTTTATTTTATAAATTTGATCCTGAAAGTGCATATGCTAATATAGAAGAAGATGCTAAAGAAGATATTATACTGGGAGACTTTCCTGGTGAATACACTTTAGAAGATGAGGTTATGATAGCTGCTATGACTAAACTTGATTCTTTAACAGTAACTCCTACATACCGTTATTATCTAGACAATAAGCGTTTGATGGAAAGATTAGGTAGCTTTGTAAGAACTGCTGAAGTTACTACAGGGAGAGATGGTAATATAGGGGCTTTACAGTCACAAGTAAAATCAGTTGGTAAAACAATCATGGAATTTAAACAACTTGAAAAGGTTGCTTTACAAGAACTTGAAGAATTAAAAGGCCGTACACGCGGAAATAAAAAATTAGCTTATGACCAATAAAGATGAATTGTATGACTGGTTGTTTCACTACAACCATTATGTTAAAAGCTGGACCGCTTTTAAAAGAGAAGATATTAGCAAATACTTCAATGGAGAATTACAAAATGTGCTAACTTCAAAAAATCATAATACACTAGTGGATATTATTCAGAAGACTGGTGGAGATGAAGCAAAGATCAAAAAGCTTTTAAAGAATGGATGATAAACCATACATAGTAGTTCCTACTTGGGAAAATGATGAATGGTCCACAACCACGTTTAATACACGGGATGAGTTTAAAGATTTTGTTTTATCTTTATTTAAAGAACCTGGTCAGTACAATTTTGATGAAACGGCTTTTGAGTTTAATACTCAAGCAAGAAAATTTAACAAGCTACGTTATTTTTGTCCTTATCCTGAGGGCAGTAAAGATTTCTTAGCTTATTGGAATGATCAGAAAAACAAATGCCGTAACGGTGTTATTTTTAAAGGTAAGAATGACACTTGGTATTTACCACGTGAGTATTACATGTGGGTCAATTTCCTACCAATCAATGATAAAGTAAAAAAGAAATTTGATTTTCCAGATATCTGGGATAGTCAGTATCACATGGCTCTATATGAGTTGTTGGCAGAATTACATTGGATGCACGCGGCCGTATTAAAGAAAAGGCAGTTTGGTTCCTCCTATTACCATATGGCCAAAATGATTAATCAGATTTGGTTTGAGGAAACACCAATCCTTAAGATAGGTGCTTCATTAAAAGATTACATTAATGATAAAGGTTCATGGAAGTTCTTAACTGAGTATAAGTCATTCTTAGATGATAAGACTGCTTGGTACCGTCCTATGAATCCTAGTAAAGTTTTAATGTGGCAACAACAAATTGAAGATACCGGTTCAGATGGTAGATCAACATTAAAAGGTTTAAAAGGTACAATACAAGGTGTGAGTTTTGAAAAGAGTGATACCTCAGGTGTCGGTGGTGCTGTACGTATTTTCTTCTATGAAGAAGCCGGTGTTGCACCACATATGGACAAGACTGTTGAGTACTTATTTCCAGCATTACAATCAGGTAATATTACAACAGGTATCTTTATTGCAGCAGGAACAGTAGGTGATTTAGATCAGTGTGAGCCACTGAAGCAAATGACAATATATCCCGTTGTGAATAGTATCTACCCTGTCACTAGTAACTTAATTGATGATAAAGGCACTATAGGAGAATCAGCTTTGTTTATTCCTGAACAATGGTCAATGCCTCCATATATTGATAAGTATGGTAACTCACTTGTTGAAGAAGCCTTAGAATCTTTAAATGCTAAATTTGAAAAGTGGAAGAAAGATCTTACACCAGAAAAATACCAATTGCGTATATCTCAGCATCCGCGTAATATTGCTGAAGCATTTGCTTACAGGAGTGTATCACTATTCCCGCAAAACTTAGTAGCTGCACAAACTCGCCGTATTGAAGAAAAAGATTATGCTTACGAGTTTATAAATCTTGAACGTGATGCCTCAGGTAAAATAGAACCTCATCTAACAACCAAGCTTCCTATATCTGAATTCCCAATAACTAAAAACACTGAAGACAAAACAGGAACATTAGTTGTGTGGGAAAGACCTGATCCTAATGCAGAGTGGGGAACTTACTACGCTTCTATTGACCCAGTGTCAGAAGGTAAAACAACTACCTCAGAATCTTTATGTTCTATTTACGTTTATAAGAATCCTGTAGAAGTAACTAAGATTGATGCTGATAAAACAGAGACTTATATTGAGAGAGATAAGATTGTTGCTGCATGGTGCGGACGTTTTGATGACATCAATAAAACTCATGAAAGACTTGCTTTAATAATTGAGTGGTATAACTCGTGGACTTTAATAGAAAATAACGTATCTTTGTTTATACAGTACATGATAAGTAAGCACAAACAGCGCTATCTTGTACCTAAAGATCAGATCTTTTTCTTGAAAGAGTTGTCCTCAAACCGGAACGTGTTTCAAGAATATGGTTGGAAGAATACAGGAACATTGTTTAAGAATCACATCTTAAGTTATCTTATTGAGTTTCTCAAAGAAGAATTAGATGTTGACACTAAAGATGATGGTACTATTGTAAAAACATATTATGGCATTGAGCGTATTCCTGATCCAATGGCCATGAAAGAGATGCAAGCTTATAACTCAGACATAAACGTGGATAGGCTGGTAGCACTAGGAGCACTGATTGCTTTTGCTAAAGTTCAGCAAGCAAATAGGGGTTATAAAAAAAGAGTTGAAAATACTGACAGAAAACACTTGGAAAAGTCAGCAAATTTGTTTAAATTAAGTAACAGCCCTTTCCGGCATATTGGAAAAGGTAGAGGAAATCCTGGTCGCATGCAAGCACCAAGAAATCCTTTTAAAAATATAAGATAAGATTATGAAAGTATTAAACGCAATGCAACTTAAGGCTGGTGCCAAATCTGAAACTAACCGTATGGGTAGTATCACACAGCCTGTTCAATTTCTTCCACGTGATGAGAAAGATGCTGAATGGACAGCCTGGAATCTTGACTGGTTAGAGTGGAATGGTTTAAAACAGATCCGCCGTAATGCGCGCCGGCTTATGAAAAACTATAAGCTTGCTAAAGGAGTTATTGACAAAGCTGATTACATTGTTGAAGATGACAATGAGATGAGAGACTTAGTTGAAACTCTTATCCAAGAAGATACTACAGCTTTAGAACTTAAGTTTTATCCTATTATTCCTAATGTGGTTAACGTGCTTGTATCTGAGTTTGCTAAAAGAAATACTAAGGCAACCTTCCGCGGGGTTGATGAGTTTACTTATAATGAGCAGCTAGAAGAAAAACGTAAACAAGTAGAAGATGTTTTATTTGCAAAAGCTGAGCAAAAGTTATTAGCTCAGATGCTTGAACAAGGAATGGATATGAATGATCCACAAATGCAAGAGCAAATGCAACAACAAATGAATCCTGAAAATCTTAAGACTCTTCCTGAGATACAAAATTACTTTGATAAAGATTACAGGAGCATGTGTGAGCAATGGGCTGCTCATCAGATGAAAGTTGATGAGGAAAGATTTAGAATGGATGAACTTGAGGAAAGAGCTTTTAGAGATATGCTTATTACCGATAGAGAGTTCTGGCACATGCGCATGATGGAAGATGATTATGATGTTGAGCTTTGGAATCCAGTAACTACTTTTTATCACAAGTCACCAGAAGCAAGGTACATTTCTCAAGGTAACTGGGTTGGCCGTATTGATATGATGACTATCTCTGATGTAATTGACAAGTACGGTTACATGATGACCCAAGAACAACTAGAATCTATTGAAGCAATTTATCCAGTAAGATCTGCAGGTTATCCATTACAAGGATATCAGAATGATGGTTCTTACTATGATGCTACAAAAAATCATGATTGGAACGTTAATATGCCTGGTTTAGCTTACCGTCAATACACTTCAATGTGGGATAATTCTATTGCTCCCGGAGGAGACATTATCAACTGGATCATGGCTGAAGGAGAAGACTATGCTCCGATGGGAGCTGCCTTTTTGCTCCGTGTTACAACAGCTTACTGGAAGTCTCAACGTAAGGTAGGACATCTTACTAAGATTACTGAAAACGGAGAGACCATTGTAGACATCATTGATGAAAGTTACAAAATAGTTGATAAGCCTGTGTACAATACACGGTTAATGCAAAACAAAACTAAAGATAATCTTGTCTTTGGAGAACACATTGATTGGATCTGGATTAATGAAGTATGGGGCGGTATTAAAATTGGCCCTAATCATCCTTCCTTCTGGGGTATGAATAACCCAGGTGGTATTAATCCAATGTACTTAGGTATTGATAGCAACACAATTAGACCATTAAAGTTTCAGTTCAAAGGAGATAAAACTTTGTATGGCTGTAAACTTCCTGTAGAAGGAGCTGTATTCTCTGATCGTAATACTAGATCAACAGCAATGGTTGACTTAATGAAGCCTTTCCAAATTGGATACAACATTGTTAATAACCAGATAGCTGATATCTTAGTAGATGAATTAGGTACTGTGATTCTGTTAGATCAGAATGCTTTGCCAAGACATTCTATGAATGAAGACTGGGGTAAGAACAACTTGGCCAAAGCCTATGTTGCAATGAAGAACTTCCAGATGTTACCGTTGGATACATCCATCACTAACACTGAAAATGCACTTAACTTCCAACACTTCCAGACATTAAATCTTGAGCAAACAAATCGTATGATGTCCAGGATTCAAATGGCTAATTATTTTAAACAACAATGTTTTGAGGTGATAGGTATCACACCTCAACGTCTGGGTCAGCAAATAGGTCAAACAGAGACCGCTAAAGGTATTGAACAGGCTGTAACCGGTTCGTACGCCCAGACGGAAACTTACTTCATGCAACACTGTGATTATTTGATGCCACGCGTACATCAGATGAGAACTGACTTAGCGCAGTTTTATCATTCCTCAAAACCATCATTACGCTTGCAGTATATCACAAGCACTGATGAGAAAGTTAACTTTGAGATGAACGGTACTGACTTATTACTGAGAGATCTTAATATCTTCTGTACAACAAAGGCCAACCAGAGAGCAATACTTGAACAGATGAAACAAATGGTTATTGGCAACAATACTACAGGAGCAACAATCTTTGACCTAGGTAATGTTATGCAGGCTGAATCCTTAGCTGAGGTTAATCATGTATTAAAAGAAACTGATAGAAAAGCTCAAGCTCAACGTCAGGAACAAATGCAGCATGAACAGCAAATGGCTGAACAAGCTAATCAAACAGCATTGCAACAAAAACAAATGGAGATTGATGCCGATATGCGTAAAGAAGAAATGCGTAACAGAACCACATTGCTTGCTGCTGAAATTAAGTCTGCAGGTTATGGAGCTATGCAAGATATGAATGCTAACAAGCAGTCTGATTTTATTGATGCTATGAAGGATATCAAGAGCTCAAATGAGTTTGAACAAACTATGAACTTTGAACAAGGTAAAGAGAGAACTAAACAATCTTTAAATGCAGATAAAAATAATATCTCTAGAGAGAAAATGCAAACTCAATTAGCCATGAAGCAGATGGATGTTAACATAGCAAAAGAGAATAAGAACCAGTTTGACCTAAAAAAGAAGGCTCAGGAAAATAGCAAAAACAACAAGAAAAAGTAAAACTAGCGTTATAATGCAGAAAAACTTTATAGACCTGAAAAAAAAGTCAAATTTATAAAGTTTATTTGTATAATTTTGTTATATTAAGTATATGACCGTCAGTCAAAAATAACCAACAAAAAATAAAAAGATGAGCAACACAACAGACAACACAACCGTAGAGACGGTAGACATGGACCTAAACCAGATACTCAATATCGGGGATAGCGTTATGTTACCTGCAGCTACGGATGAGCCTGAAAAGAAAAACATTTTTTCCCGCGGCAAAGAAGATTTATCTTTCTTAGATAAACCAGTAACAAAATCAGAACCTGAGACAACAACATCAGCAGATCCTGCAACAACACCTGCGCCAGCGCCAGTGTCTAAGTCAGAATTAGATCAAATGTTGAATGAAGATACTGATGATGATTCAACAGCAGGACCTTCAAAATCTACAGGACGTAAAAATGGTCTAGTAGAATTAACTAGCAAACTTATTGAGAAGAACTTGCTAGTTCCTTTTGATGATGAGAAACCTTTAGACAAATACACTCTGCAAGATTTTGAAGAGTTAATTGAAGCTAACTTTAATCACAAGGAAGAAGAGTTGGGCGGTCGTATCTCAAATCAGTTTTTTGAGGCGCTTCCTCCAGAGTTTCAATACGCTGCAGAATATGTATCCAAAGGTGGTACAGATTTAAAAGGTTTATTCAGAACACTTGCTCAAGTTGAGGAAGTACGTCAGATGGATCCAGCTGATGAAAATGATGCTAAGCATATCTCAAGAAGTTATTTACAAGCAACTAACTTTGGTACACCAGATGAAATTGAAGAGCAGATTACTGAATGGGAAGATGCAAATCAATTAGAGAACAAAGCTTCTAAGTTTAAGCCTAAGTTGGATGCAATGACAGAGAGACAAGTTCAATATAAACTTGCTCAACAAGCTGAAATGCAAAAACAACAACAAGCTCAAATGAAACATTATATGGATAATGTTTATAAAACATTAGAGCCTGGTGAATTAAACGGTCTTAAGCTAGACAGAAGAACGCAAAACTTATTATTCACAGGACTGGTTCAGCCAAGCTACCAATCTGCCTCCGGTAACCCAACTAACTTATTAGGTCACTTATTAGAAAAATACCAGTATGTAGAACCTAACCATGGTCTTATTGCTAAAGTACTTTGGCTACTTGCTGATGAACAAGGGTATGAGTCTAAGGTGCGTGAGAATAATAAAAAAGAAGTAATTGCTGAGACAGTACGTAAATTAAAATCAGAACAAAGTAACAAGATATCTTCCCATATTGATGAGCAAGTTGATGACAACAAGAGCAGAGGTAGTTTCAAAATACCAAGAAACACAGGAGGATTTTTTAAACGTTAAAAACAAATAAATATAAACCCTAAAAACAAAAACAAAACAGAATGAGCACTCCAGTTTTAAACAATGGCCTCTTCCTACGTGACACTAACTACAATGCTAGTTCACACGTAGACTCATATCACTTAGTGAATATGTTGAAAGATGCTGAACCAATGGACATGGGTCCAGTTGACATTTGGGCAATGACCCAAAAAATCGAAATGCCTTTATACCAGTTATCATCTTTTGGTGGTAAGAACATCATCATGGTAGACAATGCGCGTGGAGAATATAAATGGCAAACTCCTGTATCTCAGGACTTAGCTTATATTCTTGAAGACATTGAGCCACAAAATGAGAACAAAGGTATTGACGGTACAACCTTCAAAATCAAAATCAACAGACGTGAATTTGGACATGGTGATATCATCACTTATGACAAATACAACGGTGTTGAGATGTACATTACTGCAGATGATATCTTACCTATGGGTGATGGTTTTATCTACACTGTACAGTTAGTAAACAACGACAACTACAAGTTTTTGGACAACAAATACTTAAACCCACAAACTAAAGTGTTCCGTAAAGGTTCTGCTCGTGGTGAGTACGGTGAGAGATTCTCTGATATCCAAACACGTGCAGGTTTCCGTGAATTCTATAACTTCGTAGGAGGTGCAGAAGCTCACGTTCATTATTCAGTATCATCTCGTGCAGACATGATGATCAAAGGAGGAATGAATGCAGATGGTACAGTTCCTGTAACTGAGATCTGGAGAAACTTTGACAAGACAATGGATCCAGCAATCACTAAGATTGAAGACATTGCGTCAAGAATGGGTAAAGATTACTTGAAGCGCGCTGTAGGAAATGGTACTTTAACACGTACTTTCTTAACTACAATGGAAGCAGCTCACTTAACTAAAATTGCTACAGACATCGAGACCTACTTAATGTGGGGACATGGTGGACGTGTTAAGCAAGATGGTCCAGATGATATGCGTTTATCAGTAGGTTTATGGAAGCAGTTAGATAACTCTTTCAAACGTGTGTACAATAAGTCTAACTTTAGCTTAGAGTTATTCCGCGGTGAGATCTACAACTTCTACGCAGGTCGTGTGGAGTTCCAAGGTCCAGATCCAAAACGCCAAATCATTGTTCAAACAGGTATGGGCGGTATGCGTTTAGTAAACGAGGCTATCAAGCGTGAAGCTGTTAACTCTGGTTTAGTAATCCAAGCTGCTAGCAACAATGGTATTGGTGCAATCTCTGGTCAAGGTATGGACTTAAACTTTGGATTTGCATTTACTTCTTACGTTATTCCATTCTTGGCTAACGTGAAATTTGTGTTAAACCCAGCGTTTGATAACTTACATACAAATGACATTGAGAACCCAATCATTGATGGTAACCCGTTATCATCTTATAGCTTCATCATTTTTGATATCACTGATACTGGAAATGACAACATTTACATGTTGAAGTTATCTTGGGATAATCAATTAAAATGGTGGTATCAAAACGGAACCATGGATTACATGGGCCGTACTCAAGGCTTCCAAAGCTCTGGTCAATTCAACGGTTACCGTGTGATGATGACTCAGACTATGCCAGCTATCTGGGTAAAAGATCCAACCAAAGTATTAAAAATCGTAATGAGAAATCCAATCACTGGAGGATCATTCTAGTAACCATAAAAGGGGGAGAGCAATCTCCCCTCTTTTTAATTAATGTCAGTCAAATAACAACCAACTAAAACCAAAAAAAAAATTATGAGCATTTCAATTGTTTCAACACCTTATGATGTAAAAAGCGGACGTATATCCGTTAAACCCTACTTTGATCCTAACTCAAGTAATTTAGGATTAGAAAAATATGGCATTGCCCTTTATGATGGGGTATTCCATGAAGAACAACTTGCCTGTATTGAGCGTAACGGTATAATGCGTTACATAACCGGCTTAAATGAATTTGCCCCTGAGGTAAAACTTATAGCAGACAAAGAGACGCGTGAAGCTAAGATTAAAGAGATCCGTAATGTAGTAGCACAACTTGAAAGAGAGTTGGCTGTAAACGTAGTTGATCCAGCTAGTCCTAATTTCTGGAATGAAATCAAATTATTAAAACCTGATAACCACGAGTTCTGGAATAAAATCACAATGCGTTGTGGTAATGAGATCATTCCATTAGATCCTGCTAAAGATCCGTATGACTTGATTAAATTATACGCTATTGAAGCGGGAGGATTTGCAATGATCTCTCCTAGTTACGATGCTGCAAGAACTAAAAACGTCCCACCTAAGTTTTACCTTGATAAGTACGTTGAGACTATATCCACTAAGACTGAAGTTATTAAACTTAAAAACAGAGCTATCTCTGAACTTGATAAATTATTTAACAAGAATCAGAACAAGTTGTTTTATGTTGCTAAAGTTGTAGACGGTAATAGTGTACAGTACAAAAAGACTACACCACATGATGTTACATATTCTAACATGGACGCGTATATTAATGGTGAAGGTATTGAGAAAAACTTAAAGAGAGCAGCTCAGACATTTTTAGATGCTGTTGAACTTGACATGGAAACTCTTAAGATTAGAGCCATGGTTAAAGATGCAACATTCTATAAAATCATAGCTGCAAAACCTGATGGATTTATCTATCATGTTGATTCAAGTTCACAAATGGGTCGTAACGCTGCAGAGTGTCTTGAGTTCTTAAAGAATCCTTTACAGGAAAACATTCTAGTTGATATTACCAAGAAACTAGAAAAGAATTGGAATTAACTTAAAAACTAAATATCATGGCTGGTACAATGAAAACCCAAAACAAATTCCCTGAAGTAGTGCAAAAGCCTACTCAATACAAGGGTGGCATGAATGCATGTCCTATAGTAGTAACTAATCCTACAAGATACACAGGAGGAATGAATAAAGCTGTGTGTGATGTTCCAACAGGAAAATTAAAAAAGTAAGATCATGGCAAAGGCAACTAAAAAAACAGACGGTGGTAAATTTGTAAAAGGTGTTGTAACTAATTATGAAAATTACAAAGCACCTAAAACTAAAACAGGTCCTGCGCCTGCTATGAAAAAAGGTGGTATTGTTAAATCTAAAAAGAAATAATCATGGCCGGACAAATGAAAACTGCAAACGCTAAAGTAACGGCAGCTAAAAAAGCTACAGGTAAACAACACGGTGGAAACGGTGTTGCTAAAAAACAAACTAATATTAAAGCTAAATCTTCAGGTGGGGTAAACACTCCACCTAAAGGAGCTATACCTTCTAAGAAAAAGTAATGGCTAAACCAGGATTATATGCAAACATTCACGCTAAGAAAGCCCGCATCGCAGCGGGCTCTGGCGAGAAAATGCGCAAGCCCGGCGCTAAAGGAGCCCCTAGTAAACAAGACTTTATTAAATCTGCTAAAACCGCTAAAAAGAAATAACATGGCAAAGAAACCAACAAAATCAAAATCAGTTTCAGTATCTATAATTGGATCAAGTAAATCCCAAGAAAGAAAGTGGGAAGTTGACTCTGCTTTAAGTACTTTAAAGAGAGCAGAAGAAATTAGAAAAGATTTAAGATTGATGGCTGACGTTAAAAAAGCGGCTACTGAAATGCAAAATATTGTAAACAATGCAGTAAAGAAATAACATGGCTGATAAGAAATGGATACAGAAAGCTACAGCCTCTATTAAAAGAAGAGGAACTGAAGGCAAGTGTACACCAATTACTAAACCAGGTTGCACAGGTAAAGCAAAAGCATTAGCTTTGACTTTTAAAAAAATGGCTAAAAAGAAATAACTTAAAACACTATAGACAATGCCTGATAACAAAAAAAACAGCACTAACATTGATAAACAAAACAATGACAAAATGAAAATGATGAATGATGCTGAAGAACAAAAAAGAAATTATAGAGGTGCCTATAACATATTAAAATCAGGCAATGAACAGAAACAAGATTCTCTAGGTTATTACTTTAATAATTTAAGTGAGCCTATGCAAAAAGTGGAGGAAACTTAAAAGCTCCTCAACCAGAAGGCGGATCAAGAAGAGATTCTTTTTGTGCTCGTATGTCTGGCATGAAGAAAAAATTAACTAGTGCAAAAACAGCCAGAGATCCTGATTCAAGGATTAACAAGGCTTTACGTAAATGGAAATGCTAAACTCAACTATACTCATAAAAGTAAAACAACGCTTAAACAAGCTAGCCAGTAATGATTACGATAACATTCAAGACTGGCAAGTTATTGAAGCTTTCAATAAGGGTCAGGTAGACTGGTGCCGTAGAAACCTTCATGGTTTAAATATTGTTAAAGAGGGGGATGAACAA